ATCATGGTGTCGAGGAGCTCGTTGTACTTCTTGAATATGGCCTCCGACGCTGCGCTCCAGCTCTCGCCGTGCTCCGTGTCCTCCGGGGTGGCGACGTGGGCCAGCTCGTGCGCCAGCAGCTCAGGGGCGGCGCTGATGGGCGCCTCGGCCGAGATGCAGACGATCGGCGTGCTGCCGTCGTCTGGAAAGATGGTCAGGCCGTAGGCGGTGCCGTTGGTCTCGTCCCGCAGGTCGGGGACGTACTGCGCGACGTACTCGACGCCGGGGTAGAGCTCAGAGAAGGCCCGGGCCACGATGGCCGTCGGGTCGTTGATGAAGGGCGAGGCCATCGGGCCGATCTTCTCGTACTGCTTCAGGGCCGTGTAGGTCTCGCGCAGCATGGCCCGCACTTCGTCCTTCTTGATGCCGTTGATGGTGGGCCCGTTCAGGATCAGGTCGAGCATCCTGTCGCTCCAGTCCTGCATCAGGTGGGTCTCCGGCATACCGCAGCCGAAGGGCACGACGTCGACCTTCTCACGGGTGAGGGTTTCGTATTCTTTCACGGTGCTGCTCCTTTCAGAAAAGCCGAGCGGGCCGGAGCCCGCCCGGCGCTCCATTTACTGCATGACGACGACCTTGCCGGCGTCGATCAGATCGCCCATATTCTTCAGGAAGTAGTCGGCGATGTTCTTCTTCGCCTCGAGTTTCCAGATGCCGCCGTCAGCCTCGAAGAAGCCGATCCCCTCGTCGGGATCCACGCGCAGCAGGAACTCGCTCTCGGGCTGCTCCACCTCGAGGAAGGTGCGGAACGGCCGCAGCATGACGCGCGGCTTGATCTCGATGAGCGCGTTGAGGGCGACGCCCTGACGGGCCTCGACGGTCTGCGTGACGCCGTTGTCGTTGGTGCTGACGCTGTTCTCGTTGGTCATGCGACTCAGAAGGTCGAGCAGGTAGGCCGTGCCCTCGTTGGGGATGCAGAGACTCCGCAGCTCGATCAGGGCTACCTCGCGTCCTCTGAAGCCGATGTACAGGCCCGGGGCGTCAGCCTTGGCGCGGTAGAGCGTGTTGCGAGAGAAGTCGCTCAGGTAGGTGGTCATCACCTCGACGGTGTCGTTGCTCTTGACCTGCACCATGATGGTCGTGCCGACCTTCTCGAGCTCGGTGCGGATCAGCTTGCAGATGCTATCGAGGCCGCTGACGCTGATGCAGTCGGGGCGGTCGACGTGGGGCGGGATGCGGGTGAGGGATGCGTCGGCGTAGGTCTGGCCGCCGATCTCGAAGATCTTGGTCTCCTTCAGGCTGACGATTTTGTCGATCATTTTTGCGAGCATTGTGTTGTCCTCCTTGTTCTGTGTTGTGGGTTGTTATGCGTGCTGGACGAGCTTCAGGAGCTTCGGGGCCTCCTGCTGCGTGCCGTCCATGTTCATTTGGCCGGGCACCTGCGGCACCATCTCAGCGACGACGAGCTCGCCGTTGCCGTCAGAGGTGACATAGAGGGCCGTGGCGACGGGGTTGGTGGCTGCGAGCGTAGACTTGGCCGTCACGGAGACGCCGATGGTGCGGCGCTCGTCGTCCTGGGTCAGCTCGATGGTGAGGGTGATCTTGCGCTTGGCCGTGGCCTTCGTGTTGGGGTCGAGGATGTTCTGGATCACCTTGTCCATCTCATAGTCGACGCGCTCCTCGAAGGCGCCGCGGGCCATCGACATGATGCTGTCGCGCTGGTTCTGTTCGTTCATGGGGTTTCTCCTTTCTTTCCGCTGCCGGCCGTGCCATACTTCTCGAGCGTGTCCTTCATCGCTCCGGCGATGCACTCGGCCATGATGGTCGCGGTCTTGGTTTCGCTGTTCTTGGCAGCCTGTTCAATGGCTGCGCGGATCTCGTCGGGCTCATAGCCCGTGTTCTCATAGGCGGCGAGCTTCTGGACGAGCACCTCCTTGGTGGCTGCGCTCCAGTAGCCCGTCTTGATGCCGTTGACTCTCTCGTGGGTCAGACGTTCCATGCTGGCCCTCCTCTCAGGTGGCCGATCCGAGCGTCATCTGCTCGGCCTCGGTCGGGTTGTCTGCGTAGGCTGCGGCCGTCTGGCCCGTGGGGCCTGAAGGCTCCGCTCTGGCCCACACGGCCTCGGTGGCGTCCGAGCGGGTGGCCTTACGGCGGGCGACCGTCGTGAGGATCCCGATCTCCTTCAGCTCTGTGAGCCGCGGGGCGACGTAGTTGCGGTTGAAGTACGGGATCCGGCCGGCTGCGACGAGCTCCTCAGTGATCTCGCTGGCCGTGAGCTCACGGTTGCCGAGGGTCTCGAGGATCAGGCGGCAGCGGGCGGCCCGCTTGGGGAGTACGGCGTCATAGCTGCGGCG